CAATAGGGGCGAAATCGCCGATAATATTTATATTGATTGAGAGGGAAACAACCGAAAGGGAAACGAACTCGACAGACTAGGAAAGACAACAGAAACGCAGACACAGAAACCCACTCTCTAAGAATCGAACTCGCAGAACTTCGACCACCTCTGGACTGAGTCGCTGACAAGGTCAACAGGGAATGAACTCTCAATTAAGACAGGCTAGGAAGTCTCGACCAACTAGCCGACCGAGAGGGAAAGGACTCATACTCCTGAGATTATATCAAAAGAGATTGCTGGACTTCCCCTCTCACTTTTTTTTTCGTCAATTAATTTTGAGGGGTTGCCCCTGCCCGACTGTTTGGTCAAAGCCCCGCGCCGAGCAGTGCAGTTTCGAAGCGATGTGAGTAGCGGCAGTGCAGTTCCGAAGCGATGTGCAGATTATGCGAAGTCTCCGCGGATATCCCGCCCGCCACCCTAATATTATATCACGAATTTCCCCTCTTGTCAAGTCTTTTCGACAAAAAAATACCCGCTTTTGCGGGTATCTTGGATTAGGAACAGATGTCGATTAATCTTTTGATTGTTTCTGCATTGGCTCTTTCCAGCGAATTTAAGAAACCTTTGTCGACTCTGATTGCAACTTCCAATTCTGCGACTAATGTTGCTTTAGTTTTTACGACTTTTTTCACTTTTTCTTTTTTCATTTCGTTCTCCTTAAAATATGAATATATTATAGGCGATGTGGCTAGGAGGGTCAACAAGGACAGCGAAGAATTTAGCAGAAATTTAAAACGGGGATTGCGCATGTTTACAGGGTTTTAGCAGAGGCATAGAGCAAGCCTGCGCCAAACCCGCAGTGCAGTTTCGAAACGAAGTGTGCAAACGAAGTGTCAAAGCGATGTGTTGGTTTGCGCTAGTCTATTATAGTGCTTATTCTAATTATATCACAGATTATTGCGGGTGTCAAGAGAAATTTGCACAAATTTGCGTTTTTTGGCGTTAATTCGAGCGAAGCGAGGTGGTTTCGCGTCCCGCCCCCCGAAGTAAATGCTAGTTTTTTGCAAATAAATCACATTTATTGTTGACACAGGCAATCACTTCGAATATAATATATACATATTGAAAAGGAGACAAAAGTGAAACAGAAAACATCATTTACATCAAAGTTTTTACACAAAATCCTTGACATGACAAACGAAATCGGATATAATATATCTATATTGAAAAATAAAATAAATTTGGGAGAATTAACAATGGCAAACGCTAAAAATTATACAGATGAAATGGTCAGTCAAATGACCGAAGCATACTCTGCTAATCCAAGTAGAGAAACAGTAGACGAACTTGCACAAACTTTCGGCAAAACAACTAGAAGTATCATTGCAAAGTTATCAAGAGAAGGAGTATACATTGCTCAACCAAGAACTACAAAATCTGGTGAACCAGTAGTAGCAAAGGCAGAACTTGTATCACAAATCGAGGCACACTTCGAAATGGAACTACCTACACTTGTCAAAGCAGGTAAGCAAGACCTACAAAGATTAGTTGACGCAATCTCACAATAGTGTCAAGGAGTGGTGAACCTAATTCACCACATTTTGAAGAGGATATCTACTTTAGTGAAGTGTCTACGGAAGCACGCACAAAGGTGAAGTAGCAGGTTCGAGTCCTGACCAGTAAAGTATCTCTGTCCTCTTCAAAGTGTTTCGAGTCAGTAAAAACATCAAAGTTTCTATTGACAAATCCTTAAAAATCGGATATAATATATGTATCTTTTGGGGGAAACCCCGTTGGGATTGAGATAACAAACCAATTTTATGGTAGCAACTCAATCCCCACCATCAAGAAAAAAATCAAAATTCTTCTTGACAAATGGTTAAAAAGTGGATATAATATACTTATATTCTGAAAAGAAAACAACTTTAGGAACGACAGCGCCCCTCAAAGACTGTCAGGTGAGGCATCACATAAAAAATCGCCAGATGCTCTTTAGATGTTTAGAGGTGCTGTAACAGAGTGAAACATCCGCTTTTGAGAGTCAGATACAGACATATCCTCCGTAGCAGGAAGCGAGTGTATCTCCGATTGACTTGTCGGTAAAGGGAGTATAAAAGCACGATAACTGCCAGTAAACCCTACACTAAGTCCCTTTTTCGGGCAGTAGGTAGTAAGCGAATTTGTTGACTGCTCTCCAAGTAGTGTATCGGCACTATAAAGTCCTGAGGATTAGTATGAATTACACAGGTAAAACAGTAAATCATACCGTGATTGACGCGTAGATACATCGAGAATATCTCGCAGAGTGAGGAAACCACGCTGACACTCGTGATGCTTTTGCTAAATCGAGGAAACAAGAAGTAAACCAGTCTGACAACTCAGTGCTCCAGTGATTTGAACCATTGAAGAAGTAGAATCACCCTCAAGTAAATGCGGGAGTAGGCGTCAGACTCTCTTAGGGCAAGGAAGTTAGGAGAACTTATTGTGTATCTTAGTTGAGACTTCCAACGCATACTGCGAGAGAGAACCCACAGGGCGATTCATGGTTTACCTGTCAAACTAGTTGGGACATTGGGGGCAGTAAGCACTTAATTAGAGAGGAGATAGACACCGATTGATGAGTGAGGAAAACAATCGAGTGAGCAAGTGAAAGGTCTTTACAACCTCTATTCCAAGTAAAGCACTTGCATTTGAGGTCTGCACTATCGTTGAGGTTTCGAGTAAAAAAATCCGAGATAGAGAGCATGACCAAGTTGTAGACCGATATCAGTCTGACAGCGTTAGTAAAAAACACATAGTTTTTTCGAGGGAACAGCGCGTTCCCTCTTTTTTTGTTCACAAAACCTTAACATCAAAATTTCTTATGTTAATTCAAAATAGTTCTTGACATTATCCCCAAATTGTATTATAATATATGTATCAAAAGAAAAAGGAAACCACATTTTCCGACATAATGAGTGTGGGGTTCTGATACCGACAATCAGCAGTAGTGGAGGAGGTAGACACTACACTTAGATTAACAATTTTTATTTATAAGGAGGGCATCATGCCAGCAAAGTTCAAACCATCAGAGAAAATTTACAAGAGAGGAGTGCCAGCAAGAAACTTGCCAACAAGACACTACTATCTAAAGAACACTCCTAAAGAGGAACTGTTCGCAGAAATCAACAAGCACAATGTCAAACCAAAACAAAGACAGAAGTGCCTAAACGAACTAACAAGACGCGGTATCAAAGTCGTATGGGTTAGTAAGGAGAGTGTGTAATGAGAGCATGGGGAAACAATCATGTGTCGCACAAGAAGAAAACTTCACAGGGCAACGGCAGAGGCACATTCAGTATAAATATGAACAAGAACAAAAAGCGTTCTTACAAGAAATACAGGGGGCAAGGCAAATGACAGTAGCAATGTTATCACAGAAGGACTTTCAAACCTTCAAAAAGAAAGTGGCAATTCTAAGAGGTGCTGGGATTGAATTAGAGTATTCAGTAGCAAAACCTAACCACAAGAAAGTAAAAGTAACAATGCATACACCTATTGATGCACAGAAGTGGGACAGGGTGTGTGGATGAAGAAATTACTTGACGCAATATGGGAACCATTCGACAGCGAAGACTCAGTAGAGTGGTTCCTCCTTCTGTTCGGATATACAGCATTAGTGTTTATTCTAATTGGTGGAGTAATCGAATGGATTTAACAGTATTATTACTAGTGGCAATGTTCTTAGTGTATATGTATTACAACGACAGGGACGACTGGCGTGGGTAAAGTAATACGATTTCCTATTGAAAGGACTGAGATACAACGCTTAGTGAGTGATTTGAGGCAACAGGAAGAAGAAATCAAACTGTGCCTCGATGACCTCGAAGCATTAAATGAGCATATAGTCGAGTTAACAGCAGAGTATGAGTTGCTGTTAAATCGAGTATGTGAACTAAATCAAATCAATTTAGAAGGAGAAGAAGATGAAGAAAGGTAGTATGTTATACGACCAGTTTGGGCGTAAGAGAAAGGTATCGCATCTATACAGAAGTAAGAAAGCGACACCTAATTTCAAAGCACAAGCAAAGAAACAGTTTAAAAGAGAAGATGAAACCTACGCCAGTGCTCCGATTGGGGAATACACTGCGCCTGTAGATAATTCATACAAAAAAGACATCAGTAAGCAATACACGGTATCGATTGCCTACAACAAAGGTGCGTATCAAGTGATACCTAAAGGAGAAGTGAAAGACATTGGCAAGTAAACATTATAAAGTAGGAATGTCAGCGAATGGCAGTAAAATAGTAGCAATTCGATACCCTGAAGGCACAAAAAAGAAGTATGACCACTGGGATTGCCCAGCAAGAAACAGTGTGCAACACATGGATGTGGAATTAGCAGATGGTAGAGTAATAAGTAGTAAGGACTTGCTTATAGGAAACAAGTTCACAGTCAAGGATGTAGAGAAGATTGACAAGTTTATATCCAAAATTAGTGAAGGAGTAGCATAATGAGTAAGATAAATGACTACGCTAGGTTTGTGGATAGTTGCACATCAGAAACAAGTAAAGATACTAGCAAGATGTGTGATAGATTGGACTATCTACGAGGAGATTACACAATGCAAGGCAATAAAGTAATCGAACAAGAAGTAGATATGGCAAGATTGATGACTGCCTTGATAGGAATGATGGCAGAGAGTGGAGAATTTGCAGAAGTAGTAAAGAAAAAAGTATTTCAAGCAGATACTAAGTTCAAAAGCGATGAAATTTTCCACATGAAACGAGAACTCGGTGATGTATTATGGTATTGGGTTCAAGGATGTATGGCATTGGGTATTACACCTGATGAAGTAATGGATGAAAACATTAGGAAACTAGAAAGTAGATATCCGAATGGTTTTGAAGTAATTAGAAGTGAAGTGCGTAAAGAGGGGGACATATAATGGCAAATCATGTATATTTTAACATCAGTATTGATGGATTAAACGAAGAACAACACACTTGTTTGTTCAAAAGCGAAGAAGTGGAGAGACCACATTGGAATGAGGGCGAACCACCTATTAAATATGATGAATTATTAGAGATTCATGAGCAACCTTTCATGTCATTACTTGATAGAGAGTATGATGAAGATGGTTGGATTAAAAATTCATGGGATTGGTATGTAAATAACTGTGGTGCAAAGTGGGTTTCTATTGAAGAATGGGAATATGGAACAATCAGTGGACACAGTGCATGGTCAGCACCAATTTCTATGGTAGAGAATATGCTAGAGTATGCTAGTGATAGGTTTGGAATAGAACTTAGTGCGAAAATGACATACGAAGACGAGTTCAGAAACTTTATAGGAGTAGATGACTTTGAAACTGCTAACGATGGCGATGGTTGGTATGTTATGCACAGTGAGAACTACATTGATGGTAGTGAACTCAACGAAATACTAGAAGAAAAGTTGAAATGTGACCTATCTAACGATGACTTTGATTGGTGGGAAGAATATAAGGACACTGGTCTAGTTCCTGCAGAGTGTGTAGACGAAATGGTTTACAACTTCTTTGATACAGGAGAGTTAAATTGGGTAAACTAAGAAAAATTCTAAGAAACTGGGTTGACAGAGTGATAGAGAAGTCTTTCCAAAGACAAGCAGACAGACTGTTCGCTAAACATAAAGTGACCTACAGAGATGGAGATAACACATAATGGGGCAGTATGATGATAAAGTAGAAAGACAACGCATATTGCTAGAAGCAGAGGAGTGGGCAAATGGAGTGAAAGAAATCCATGCCCACAGTATGAATTCGATGCATTATGATAACAGACCTCAGGACACTGAGGATGGTAAGAGTGTATTAGATGTGTCTTACAATAGTGGACTAATTAAGAGAAAACTAGAGGATGGCAGTATAGTATACTTTGGTAGAGAAATGACAACAGATGAACTCATTGACGCATACGGGAGAGCAAAAGCATATGAAAGAGGATAGAGAGTTTGAATTCTATGCTTGGGAAAAGCAGTATGGAACTGAGGAAGCAATAAGAATTGCAGCAGAAGAATGGGGTATAAGTGAAGTCCAAGTTAGACTAATGAGACAGAAATGGGAGGATTCAATATGGCTATAAACTACACTGAAGAACAAGTAAAGCATATGGTAGCAGAATATACAAGCAACCCTACTAGAGAAACAGTAGAAAACCTAGCAAAAGAACTAGAAAAGAGTGTAAAATCTATCATAGGAAAATTAAGCAGGGAAGGAGTATATAAGAAAAGTGAATATACTACCAAAACTGGCGAGAAACCGATAACCAAACTAGAATTAGTAGAGGATTTAGCAACATTGTTAGAAATACCTCTCACAGCCCTAGCGGGGTTAGAAAAAGCACCAAAAACAACACTAAAAGCATTAAGAGAGGCAATATGAGAGTAGCAAAAATACTAGATACACAAATTACAGACAAGCATGGCAAGTATGCTGAAGTTCTTGGACTGATTGACAGTCCCAGCGGGGTCAAAGCAAGATTAAAGTTTGGAGATGGTCATAGAGAAACCATGACAGTAAGAAAACTAAGAATGGTTCAAGATGAAAATGTACCAAGGTCTAAAGATGGTTGGTTTTAACTAGGAGAAAACTTGCATGAAAGAGGGAGTGGTTTGCTCCCTTTTTTATTGCCTTAAAAATTTTGGATTGGACGAAGTTGTGTTGACTTGTGAGGGTTTTGTAGTAATTTGTGTTTTATGTTGGAATTT